AGTGATTATGCTGGCGAGCCATTTCTACGAATCAAGAGATGGCTCGACCGGCGGTTTCTTTGCCGACAACGTGCAAGCCGGTCAGCAGGTATGGAATACGGTCAATCTGCTTCTGCGGCTCGACCGGGATTGGAAGGTGTGACATGAGCTTTGGAAAGATGAACACCTTTGCAGAAATTACGGAAATCCGAAACGTCAAGGATAGCGAGGGCTTTTCCTCCAAGCGGGAAACAGTCCTCGCCCTTATCCGTGTCTATCGGGAAGGTCGGCACGGCTCCGAGCGGTGGGCAAACCTCGCTGCTTTTTCCGAGGCAACCGACCTATTCCGCTTCCGCACAATACCGGACCTGAAGATCACCACGGACCACTTCATCCTGTGCAACGAAGAACGGTTCAACATCATCTCCGTTGAAGACGTGAAAGGCCGTGGCATGTACACAGAGGTCCTTGCAAAAAAGGTGGTGGCGACCAGTGGCTAAAGTGGATATCAAAATGCCGGATGACTTTCTGGAAAAGCTGGCCCACCTTGCCTCTGACGAGGACGGCATGGCCGAAAGAGTGCTCAATGCCGGAGCCGAAGTTGTCGAAGCACGGGTCCGCTCCAATCTCGCAGGTGTTATCGGCAGAGGCACAAAGGTCGAGTCCCGCTCTACAGGTCAGCTTCTATCGGCTCTGGGCACTTCCGGAGTAAAGCTCGACCGGCAAGGCAATCACAATGTGAAGGTCGGCTTTGCGGAGCCTCGTCGTGACGGTGACAGCAACGCCAAGATCGCCAACATCCTCGAATACGGACGGCACGGGCAACCGGCAAAACCGTTCTTGAAACCTGCGAAATCGGCGTCCAAGTCTGCCGCAATCGAGGCGATGAAGCGAAAACTTGAGGAGGAGGTGCAAAGCAAATGAGTCTGCTTGAAGACTTACAGACAACCCTTGCTGAGATGGACATCCCCGTGGAAACCGGCATCTTCTCCGACAAGGCCCCGGAACAGTACCTCGTCATCATTCCTCTTGCCGATACCTTCGACCTTCATGCGGATAACGCCCCCGGCGTCGATGTGCAGGAAGCGAGGCTGTCTCTGTTTACAACCGGCAGTTATACGACTGCCAAGAACAAGCTGATCCGGCTCCTGCTGCGTGATGATTTCACCATCACCGGCAGGCTGTACAACGGATACGAAACTGAAACCGGCTATCACCACTACACCGTGGATGTGGCCAAACACTATGAAATGGAGGTATGACCAATGGCAACAATCGGTCTTGATAAACTTTTCTACTCCAAGATCACCGAGGATGACAACGGCAATGAAACCTACGCCACCCCGCAGGTCTTGGCAAAGGCTATGACGGCTGACCTCTCGGTCGAGCTGAACGAAGCCACCCTTTATGCGGATGACGGCGCAGCGGAAGTCGTGAAGGAGTTCAAAGCCGGTACGCTTTCCCTCGGTGTGGACGATATCGGCGCACCGGTGGCCAGTGATCTCACCGGCTCCACCATCGATACAAACGGCGTCGTCATTTCTGCTTCCGAGGACGGCGGCGATCCTGTGGCCGTGGGCTTCCGTGCGAAGAAATCTAACGGCAAATACAGGTATTACTGGCTGTACCGTGTAAAGTTCGGCATCCCGGCCACCAACCTCGCCACCAAGGGCGACAGCATCACTTTCTCCACGCCTACCATCGAGGGCACGATCATGCGTCGAAACAAACTGGACGCATTCGGCAAGCACCCGTGGAAAGCCGAAGTCACTGAAGGCACTGAAGGCGTCGATCAGTCTGTCATTGACGGCTGGTACGATGAGGTGTATGAACCTGTCGGAGAGCTGAATCTTTCCCCGATTCATCTTCCCAGCGGCGATGTAACGATGTAAGGAGGACTTGGCATGGATACAGAACGCAGCGCAGTTATCAATATCGGCGGCGTGGACTATGAACTGGTCCTCACCACCAGAGCAACTAAGGAAATCGCCGGTCGCTATGGCGGTCTGGAGAACCTTGGAGATAAGCTCATGAAGAGCGAGAACTTTGAGATGGCTATTGACGAGATCGTCTGGCTCATCTCGCTTCTGGCCAATCAGAGCATTCTCATCTACAACCTGAAACACAAAGATAAGCCAAAGGACCTGCTCACCGCAGAGGAAGTGGAGCTTCTGACGGTGCCTTCTGATCTGGCTGAATACAAGACGGCAATCACGGAGGCCCTGTACAAAGGCACCAAGCGCAACATCGAAAGTGAGAACGATCCAAAAAACGCAGTGGTCGAGTAAGTGACGAAGAGTTATTTACTCGACTTCTTTATTACGGCATCGCCCATCTTCACCTGACACAGGAGGAAGTCTGGACGATGCCGTTTGGCTTGCTCCTCGATCTGTGGGAGTGCCACAAACAGTATAACGGTCTGGCAACACCGAAACGGGAACACTTCATCGACGACATTATCCCGGACGGAATCTAAGGAAAGGAGGCGGTTCGTATGGCAGACAATTTCGGTCTAAAGATCGGTCTTGAGGGCGAGAAGGAATTTAAAAAGGCCCTTGCTGACATCAACTCCTCCTTCAAGGTTCTCGGCTCGGAGATGAAGCTGGTCACTTCGCAATTCGATAAAAACGATTCTTCTGTCAAAGCTCTCTCCGCTCGAAACGAGGTCCTGAATAAGGAAATCGATGCCCAGAAGCAGAAAATCGAGCTTCTCCGTCAGGCACTACAGAATGCAGCTGAATCTTTCGGAGAGAACGACCGCCGGACACAGAACTGGCAGATCCAGTTAAACAATGCGGAAGCCGCTCTGAACGATATGGAGCGGGAGCTCGATTCCACAGCTGACAGTGCTGACGACATGGGCGAAGAAATCGAGGATTCCGGTGAGGCAGCAGAAAAATCCAAAAGCAAGTTTGAAGGCCTCGGTAAGGTGCTGAAAACAGTAGGTGTAGCAATGGGAGCCGTCGTTGTTGCTGCCGGTGCCGCTGCGGTCAAGCTCGGCAAAGAGGTAATCTCTGCCTACGCAGATTATGAGCAGCTTGTCGGCGGTATTGACACTCTCTTCAAGGATTCATCTCAGGCAATGCAGACTTATGCTGCAAACGCCTATAAGACTGCCGGTCTTTCTGCAAACGAATACATGGAGACGGTCACGAGCTTTTCTGCAAGCCTGATCGCTTCCCTTGGCGGCGACACTGAGAAAGCCGTCAAGTATGCGGATATGGCTATTACGGATATGTCCGATAACGCCAACAAAATGGGCTCGGATATGTCCACGCTTCAGGCAGCCTATCAGGGCTTCGCCAAGCAGAACTACACAATGCTGGACAACCTGAAGCTGGGCTACGGTGGCACCAAGACCGAAATGGAACGCCTCCTTGCCGATGCAGAGGCCATCTCCGGCATCCACTATGATATTTCCTCCTATGCAGATGTTGTCGAGGCAATCCATGTGATACAGACAAGCATGGATATCACCGGCACCACGGCAAAGGAAGCTGAGCACACCATTTCCGGCTCGATCAACTCTCTTCAGGCGGCAGTAAAGAATCTTGTTGTCGGCTTTGGAGACGCTGATGCGGATATGCAGATGCTCTGTGAGAACGTTGTTGATGCTTTCCAGTCCGTTATAGAAAACATCACTCCGGTCATTGAAAACATTGTGGCTGCACTTCCGACGGTCCTGAATTCGCTGATTGAGGCTGTTCTTGGCCTGTTGCCGACGCTGCTTGAAACGGTAACTAACCTGTTCGCTCAGGTCCTTAACACAATCATTACGTTGCTTCCACAGCTGATCCCTGTTGTTTTTGAAGCCGTGATGACAATCGTAAACACAATCATTGAGAACCTGCCCCTTTTAATTGAGGCAGCGATGCAGATCATTACTTCTCTGGTTCAGGGCATCAGCGAGGCTTTGCCGGTACTGATTCCGGCTGCTGTTGAAGCAATTGTCACCATTGTACAGGGCCTCATAGACAACCTGCCTATGCTGCTTGAGGCGGCTTTGGCTCTCATTGAGGGTCTTGCTCAGGGTATTTTGGATGCAATTCCTGTCCTGATTGAGGCTCTCCCAGAAGTCATTGACAGCATTGTGACTTTCTTCTTGGACGCCATTCCGCAGATTATCGATACCGGTATCCAGTTGCTTACTTCGCTGGTGGAGGCCCTTCCGGAGATTATTACAGCAATTGTGGCAGCCATCCCGAAAATCATAGACAACATCATCAATGCTGTCCTGAACGCTATCCCACAAATCATTCAGGCCGGTATTCAGCTCCTGATTTCACTGATTCAGGCTCTGCCGCAGATTATAACGACCATCGTTCAGGCGATCCCGCAGATCATCTCCGGGATTGTGAACG